GGCGAGATCGCCATGAACGACAGCATCACGCAGTTGCTCTCGCTGCCTGGCGACCAGTCAAGCGGCGCGATGGCGGTCTACACCCGCACCGACACGTCGGTGCTGTACGGCACCAGCTCCGAAGACTTCGCCCTGTCCACGTTCAACGTGGGCACTGGCGGCGTGGCCAACACCGGCCAGAACCTTGACCAGTCGTACATCCTGAGCGAGCGCGGCGTCATGGGCCTGGGCACCACGCTCAACTTCGGCAACTTCGCCACCGCGTCGCTGACCATGAACCTGCGCCCGTTCATCCAGGTGCGCAGGAACCTCGCCAGCGCGTCCATCGTGAACCGCGAGAAGGGCCAGTACCGCGTGTTCTTCAGCGACGGCTACGGCCTGTATCTGACGATCGCCAACGGCAAGTACGTGGGCGCGATGCCCATCCAGTTCCCAAACCCCGTGCTGTGCACCTCGGAGGGCCAGAGCGTTGACGGCGCGGAGAGTTCTTTCTTCGGCTCAAGCGATGGCTTCGTCTACCGCCTGGACGCTGGCACGTCGTTTGACGGCGCTGTGATCCCGGCCAACCTGAGCCTGGTTTACAACAGCACGAAGTCGCCCCGCATCCTGAAGCGCTACCGCAAGGCCAGCGTCGAGATGACCGGTGACTCGTTCGCAGAGTTTGCCTTCGGCTACGACCTCGGCTACCGCACCCAGTTCTTGGATCAGCCAAGTGACTCGACTCACGAGAACGACCTGCGCTCTGCGTACTGGGACAGCATGGTCTGGGACAACTTCGTGTTCGACGGCAACGACATCTCGCCATCAGAGGTTGAGGTCACCGGCACAGCAGAAAACATGGGCATTCGGATCTCCTCGGTGTCCGCACTGCTCCAGCCATTCACCGTGAACTCGATAATCGTTCACTACACTCTCCGGCGAGGAATTCGATAATGCCAAACAGCTTTTACAACCACGCGACTTACCCTGCGCCCAACGCGCCAGGCTCTTCGGCTGCTCTGCGCGCTGAACTTGACCTAGTCACTGCGGGCTTCAATCTGCTGCCGACGCTGGCTGGCAACGGCTACAAGGTGGCAATGGTCAACGCAGCGGGCACGGCGCTGATTGCGTCGTCCGCGCTTCAGTCGCTGGCTATCACTGGCAGCACCATCGACAGCACCCCGATTGGCGCGACCACTCGCGCAGTGGGCAGCTTCACCAACCTGTCCGTCAACGGCACTGCAGGCCTCGGCACGTCAGTGACCATCGGTGGCGGCACGATCAACAACACCCCGATTGGCGGCACCACCGCATCCAGCGGTGCGTTCACGACCGCGTCGGCCAGCTCGGGTTTCACCGGCAACCTGACCGGCAACGTGACAGGTAACGTCACAGGTAACGTCATCGGCAACGTGACGGGCGACCTGACCGGCAATGTGACCGCATCCAGCGGCACTTCGACATTCAACAGCGTGACGATCAACGGCACGCTGGACATGAACTCCGGGTCGGTCGGCACCATCACTGGCTTGGCCAACCCAACCAACAGCGGCGACGCGGCCAACAAGGGCTACGTCGACACGCAGGACGCCCTCAAGCTGAACCTAACCGGCGGCACCATGAGCGGTGCCATCGCCATGGGCGGCAGCAAGGTCACCGGCGTGGGCACTCCGACCGCCGACGGCGACGCAGCCACGAAAGCATATGTCGATGGTGTAGCCCAAGGGCTGGACGTCAAGGGCAGCGTGCGCGTGGCTACCACGGCCGACATTACCTTGAGCGGCACGCAGACGATCGACGGCGTGGCCGTCATCGCTGGCGACCGAGTGCTGGCCAAGAACCAGTCGAGCGCATCCGCCAACGGCGTGTATGTGGTGGCAGCGGGCTCTTGGAGCCGGGCCACCGACGCAGACGTCTGGGCAGAGCTGCCGGGCGCGTTCTTCTTTGTGGAAGAGGGTACCGCCAACGACAACAGCGGCTGGGTCTGCACGGTAGCCGCAGGCGGCACCTTGGGCAGCACGTCGATCACGTTTGAGCAGTTCTCCGGCGCTGGGCAGATCACGGCTGGCGCGGGTATGACGAAGACGGGCAACACCCTCAACGTCGGCACTGCCTCCAGCGCTCGCATCGTCGTCAACACCGACGACATCGACCTGGCCACCACCGGCGTCTCGGCCAGCACCTACCGCTCGGTGACCGTCGATGTCTACGGCCGCGTGACCGCAGGCACGAACCCCACCACCTTGTCCGGCTACGGCATCACCGACGCTTACACCAAGACCGAGGCCGACACTCTGCTTGGCGGCAAGCTGTCGCTGACCGGCGGCACGATGTCCGGCGCGCTGGCAATGGGTGCCAACAAGATCACCGGCCTGGCAGATCCCACCAACGCACAGGATGGGGCCACCAAGGCCTACACCGATTCGATCCTAGGCTCTGCCACCAGCGCAGCGGCTTCGGCCTCTGCGGCGTCTGCCAGCGAGATCGCCGCAGGCAACAGCGCCACGGCCGCATCGGGCAGCGCCAGCGCGGCCCTGTCCAGCGCCAACGCTGCGGCGGCAAGCTACGACAGCTTTGATGACCGCTATCTGGGTGCGAAAACCAGCGACCCGACCGTCGACAACGACGGCAATGCTCTGATCACTGGCGCGCTGTACTTCAACAGCGTGTCGGGCACCATGAAGGTTTACGACGGCGCTGCATGGGCGGCTGCGTACCTGCCTGCTGCAGGCTATCTGCCGATCAGCGGCGGCACGATGACCGGCAACTTGCTCGTCAACGCGGGCACCGACTCTCGCGTGCTGCTGCAGGTCAGCGGCACGACTCAAGCGCAGTTCCAGGCAACAGCAAGCGCCATCCGCTTGGCCTCCAACAACACCACGTCGCTGGTGCTGGCCACCAACGGTGTCGACCGCATCACCTTCGACAGCGCGGGCAACACGACCGTAGGTTCTTCAACCGCCTCTGGCGTCTTCAAGATTCAGGGCAACAACACCGGCGACTTGGTTGTCTTTGAGACTGTCGACGACTCCGGTTCGGCTGCCCCCGACGTGGTCCTGTACCGCAACTCTGCAAGCCCAGCAGCGGCCGACCAGCTTGGTGTGCTCATCTGGCGCGGCAAGGACAGCGGCGGCGCTGATCAGCAGTACGTCAGGATCGGCGCGGATATTACCAGCGCCACTGCGGGCGCAGAAGCTGGATCGATCTGGTTTGAGACCGTCAGCGCGGGCGCTGCCGCAGAACGATTCAGGATTGGCGCAGCAGGTCAGTGGGGCATCGGCGGTGCGACCTACGGCACGTCGGGCCAGGCCATGCTTTCCGGCGGCGCTTCTGCAGCTCCGAGCTGGGGTGACGTTGTCACGCCTGATAGCGCGCAGACCCTCACAGGCACAAAGACCTTCAGCGGCACATCCAGCACATTGGCTATTGTATTGAACGATGCAGCAGAAGTCGCAACGGTCTCGGCCACAGCAGCCACAGGCACGATTGCTTATGACATCACCACTCAGTCGGTGCTGTTCTACACCTCCAACGCATCAGCGAACTGGACAGTGAACTTCCGAGCTTCTAGCGGTACATCGCTAGACACCGCACTGGCAACAGGTCAGTCGGTGACCGTGGCTTTCTTGGTCACTCAAGGCGCTACAGCCTACTACAACAACGCAGTGCAAGTGGACGGTACAACCTCTGGCGTGACGACTCGCTGGCTTGGTGGTGCGCCTACTGCGGGTAACGCAAGCGGCATCGACAGCTACCGCTACCTCATCATCAAAACAGGCAGTGCCACCTACACAGTGCTGGCTTCTGTCACTCAGTTCAAGGCTTAATCTATGCCATTACAAGCAACATCAGGGGCAGCATCGTATGACGCTTTTGGCGGTGGTGCGGCTGCTGGTCCTACCTACATCGAAGACGTATTTAGCACTTGGTTGTACACAGGCAATGGCTCTACGCAGACGATCACCAACGGAATTGATCTGGCGGGCAAGGGTGGTTTGGTTTGGATTAAAAGCAGAAGCGCAGCTACAAATCATGCCTTATACGATACTGCTCGCGGGGCAACTTTCGATTTAGCAATTAATAAAACAACAGCTCAAACAACACAAGCAACGGGGGTGACTTCTTTTTCATCCACGGGATTCAATATCGGGTCGTTGTCTACCATCAATACAAATAATGCCACCTACGCAGCTTGGACTTTTAGAAAGCAGCCAAAGTTCTTTGATGTCGTGACGTACACCGGAGCAGGAACAAGTCTGTCGAATGTTCTTAGAACAACACCAGCAGACATGATATGGAATGGCTCAATCTATGTGGCTGTTGGTTATAGCGGTGCAGAGATTTGTGCTACGTCAACGGATGGAATCACATGGACCGAGAGGCCATCATTTGCAACAGCTTGGACAAACGGTAGCCCTCAAGCAATTGCTTGGAACGGTAGTGTATTTTGTGTGGTTGGCGATAGTGGTTCATGTGTGACTTCACCAGATGGAATTACATGGACCAACAGGGTCAGTCTCGCGGTCCAAACGAGTTATACAACCTGCAATGCAGTTACATGGAACTCCACTCATGGTGTTTTTGTAGCCGTAGGTAGTAGTGGTATATGCGCTATATCAGGTAGTGGTTTTACTTGGACAAATATCACCACTTTAGCTGCGCAAGTTTCTTCCAGTGACATGTTCGCCATAGTGTCCAATGGAGGTACTATTTTGTGTGCTGGCGCATCGGGATATTGTGCTATATCCACCAACGGTGGAAGCAACTGGACAAGCCGATCAACTCAAATGAGGGCGGTTAATCAAAACCAAGTCAAAGCCCTTAGCTTTGCTGCGGGGCTTTATGTAGCAGTAGGTGGCAACGGTTCGTGCGCTACTTCTCCTGACACTGGCACATGGACACTTAGAGCTTCACTGGCTACAGCCGTAAGTTCAAGGCAATGTGAGTCCATTATTCACAACGGATCACAGTTTGTGGTAGGGGCCAATGAATCATATCTTGCTACATCAACTGATGGCATTACTTGGACAGCGCGAGCACAGTTAAGAACTGTAATTCTTAATGCCCAGATCAATGCCATTACGTGGGATGGCACTAAGTTTGTTCTTGGCGCTCAAGATGCTGCAACCTCAACAGATGCTATTACTTGGACGGCTCCAGCAAGTAACGTCATATCTCATTCGCTAGGCGTTGCGCCGGGAATGATCATCATCAAACGATTGGATGGCACAGGGGCTGGGCTGGTGTGGCATAGAAGCCTCAACGGTTCTATAGCGATTAACAGTAACGCCACTGATACTGATCCGATAAATACAAACGTACCCGCTGTTTCGCCGTCAAATTTTTCTGTCAGGAACGCCCTCACAAACTCTACGGGCGCGAGTTATGTGGCTTATGTGTTCGCTCATGACACAGCAATCGATAGTGTCATTCAGTGCGGATCGCTTACAACCGATGGATCTGGTAACTACAGCGTCACCTTGGGATGGGAGCCGCAGTTTTTATTGATCAAGGGCTCCAGTGTCGGCACAGACTGGCGTATGTTGGATACGTTTCGTAGATGGAACAATACACAAACAACTAACGCTGATATACAACTTACAGTCAACGATAACGCTTTAACAAACCCAACTACTGATACTGTAACTACCGGGGGCTATCCAACAGCAACAGGCTTCTCTGGTGTTGGTGAGGTGATGCCAAACAATGGCACCTACTTTTACGTAGCCATACGCCGTGGCCCGATGAAAGTGCCGACAACGGGGACGAGTGTATTGAATCTTGTTACTAGATCAGGAACAGCCGCTATTGCAACAGTTTCTGGACTTACTGCTAGACCAGACCTTGTTGTCTCAAAAGCAAGAAGTACTACTAATAGTACTGGTTGGTATGACAGATTAAGGGGTATAAACAGATATTTAGCAAGTGCTTTTACAAGCTCGGAAACTGATAACTCATCTCCAACAAGCAACAACTCTATTACAGCATTTAATAATAACAGTTATTCGCTTGGCGCAGATCAATTTAATACTGCAATTAACAACAGCGATACAACTTATGTTAACTGGGTTTTCCAACGCGCCCCCGGCTTCTTTGATGAGGTTTGCTATACGGGGACGGGGGCTAACAGGACCGTAGCGCATAACTTAGGAGCTGTGCCTGAGATAATGATTGTAAAAATGCGAAGTGGCGTTGAAGATTGGGGTGTTTATACTGCCGCAACTGGTAACACAGGCTCTTTGCGGTTAAACACAACTGGAACACTTATTGTTCAAAGTGTGGTTTGGAACAACACATCTCCAACAGCGTCTGTGTTTTCTGTTGGATCAAATTCAATGGTAAATGCCAATGGTTCAACCTACGTTGCATACCTCTTTGCCTCCTGTCCCGGCGTGAGCAAGGTTGGTAACTACACAGGCAACGGTAGCAGTCAAACCATCAACTGCGGCTTCACTGGTGGCGCTAGGTTCGTAATGATCAAACGCACTGACAGCACTGGTGATTGGTACGTATGGGACACAGCGCGAGGCATTGTGGCTGGTAATGATCCACACCTTAGCCTCAACACCACTGCTGCTGAAGTGACAAGCAACGACACCATCGACACTGACAGCACAGGCTTTGTTGTCAACCAAGTGGCTGCTACCAACGTGAACGTCAACGCAGCAACCTACATATTTTTGGCAATAGCCTGATAGGAGTAATCAATGCAAGTACGAGTAAGAGCAACAGGCGCAGTGATGTACGAGGCAGAGTTTCGTGCATACCAGCAAGCCAACGATGGCCCTACATGGGGCGTGACAACAGAAGAAATCCTCGACAGCTTGGGCGCTGATGTGGTCTTTGAAGGCCCACAAGCCACAGGCGGCACGGTGTATCAATTCTCACAAGCCGATGGTGTGGAGCAGATTGATGGCAAGTGGTACACCAAGTATGTGCTTGGGCCTGTCTTCACAGACACTACAGTTGATGGTGTGACCACCACGGCAGCCGAGCACGAGGCCGCCTACGTCGCCATGAAGGACGCTGAGTTCAAGGCCGCCAACGCAGCTCGCGCCAAGCAGGAGCTGCTGGCCACGGACTGGTCCGAGAACGCGAGCGTGCGCAATGCTGCCGTCACGCCGCACCTGACCAATACGGCCGACTTCGACACATACCGCCTGGCGCTGCGTGCGATTGCGATCGACCCACCGGCCACCGTCACTGAGTGGCCTGTACGCCCCGACGCGACTTGGGCCTGACTATCACAATGCTGTAGGAACACCCCATGATCGGCCAATTCATCGCAGTCCTATTCCTCGCCAGAGACTTGGCGCACCGGGCGCACCTGCGCACCACCGGCCCTGGCAGCTTTGCTAGGCACGAAGCGCTTGGCGAGTTCTACCCGGCCGTTGTGGATCTGGCCGACACGCTGGCCGAGACCTACCAGGGTTGCAAGCTGACGCTGATCGACATCCCTTTGCTGGACAACGAGTTCCCCGGCGAGATCAAGGAGTCGATGCAGGCGCAGCTCAAGTGGATTAAGGCAAACCGCTTCAAGGCGGTCGACAAGGAGGAGACGCACCTCCACAACATCATCGACGAGATCGTTGCGCTCTACGATCGAACAATTTTCAAACTGCACTTCCTGAAGTGAGAAAGGCCTGCAAGTGGTATCCGCAGTCGAAGCACAACTCAACACACACGAGGCCGTTTGCGCCCAAAGGTACGCAGGCATTGAGGTGCAGTTCCGCTCCAGCAATGCGCGGCTAAAGCGCATTGAAGGACTGATGATCGCCGCCGCTGGCGTGGTCATCGCCGGGTTTGGCTCAATCATCATGATGCTTTTTCAGATCCTGGCTAAATGAAAGACTGGGTCATCTCGCTTCTCGCTGCCATCGCCGTTGTGGGGTTGGTCGTGTGGTGCGTTCATGTTTTTATCGTAGTTCTGTATGGCTGATGAAAAAGACTCTGCAAAAGGCGCGTTGATTGAGAAGATCACGTTCGCAATTCTTCCACTGCTGTTTTCGTGCGTGGTGTACCTGATGTCCGCTCTGTCAAGCCTGAGCCATGAGGTCACTGTGCTCAACAGCAAGATCAGTCTTGTCGTCACCAGCGACAACAAACAAGCGACTAACACGGGTGCTGAATTGGCCCGAGAACGGCTGCGTCAAGACCTGTCGGCTGAGATACAAAAGAACAGGGACGACATTCAGTACAACCGGCAGGCGATCGCTGTCATCAACACCAGATTGGAAAGAAAGTGACAGCTTATGCTTGATCCGTTCACAGCCCTTGCGGCAGTCACTACAGCCGTCAACTTAGTCAAGAAGGCCGTCAGCACTGTCGACGATGTGCGCAGTCTCGGCCCCGTGCTTGGCAAGTATTTCGACGCCAAGGCCGATGCGGTCAAGGTGCTTGAAGAGGTTAACAAGGGTGGCTTCAAAGGCTCAAACATGGGCAAGGCCATTGAGTTAGAGCTGGCCATTGAGAGCGCCCGTCAGTTTGAGGAAGAGGTCAAAGGTCTTTTCTTTCCAAACAACATGGACGTTTGGAACAAGATCGTTGCTCGCAGGAAGCAAATGGATGCTGACGACAAGGCCGCAAAACGCCGTGCCGCCGATGCTGCCATCCAAGCCCGCAAGAAGCGCAAGGAAGACCTTGAGCTGTGGATTGCTCTCTCATTGGCCTCTCTTGTTCTTGCCGTGATGCTTTGGATCGGTGTCGAGATTTTGCTGTACTGCCGGGAGTTTAAATGTGGAAACTGATTCTTGTCGCTGGGCTCTTGACTGGTTGCCAAGACCAGTACCGGTACTTCTGCCAGAACCCCGAAAACTTTCACAAGGAGCAGTGCGTGAAGCCTAAGTGCCAGTTCACGCAGACCTGCCCCGAGTACTTGGTCGCGCCAATCCTGGAGAAGCAAATCAATGCCGTTCAACCTACTGTTCAAGAGACACCCAAAGCAGCCGCCGCTGACCGCTGACGACATTGAGGTCCGCATCTGGGGCTTCGTTGTCATCGTCGTGACGCTGATCCTTGCGTTCATCGTTGCTGCGATCCTGTATTCGGTGACGTTCGTGACGCAGCCGATTAAGTCGATGGCCCCCATCGACCAGGCCTACACGAAGATGCTCAACGACATCGTGCTGCTCATCGTGGGCGGCATTGGCGGGGTGATCGGCAAGCGCGCCATCGGCACGGCCGCCAAGACCATGTCTCGACCCATGCCCCCGACCAGCCCCTACGGATCTCCGTGCCCACCGTCGCCCCCATACGGTGGATACGGCGCGCCGATGTATCCGCAGCACTACCCGCCGCAGCAGACGGCCAGCGCGATGCCTGACTTCAACTGGATGGGCTACAAGAACCCCGAGTTGGACGAGAGCTGGACGCCAGGCCCACCGCCCACCACGCCGCCCGAGCACCAAGAGCCTGATGACGAGCGTGCCGAGATCGCTGCGGCCCGCAGGGAGGTCTTGTGATGTTGAGGGTCTCATGGCTGCCCTGGGCGCTGCTGGCTGCTGCGCTCGCCGGGTTCGGCATCTATCGCTACGGGTATCACAATGGTTGGTACGACCGTGACGCCGACATGCAGGCAGCGATCGCGCAGAAGAACGAAGAGGCCAGGCAGACCGAGCAAAAGCTGGCCGAGGTGGTGCAAGCCAAAGAAACTGAACTGAGAAGGGCCAACGATGTCATCGACAAAAAGC